GAATACATATTCTCTAGATGAGGGACTATCAAAATTACCCGAGTTAAAGTTTTTTGTTGATATTATTTTAGACAGAAGTGCAATTTTATATAAGAATTCTGGATATAAAATGAAAGATTCTTACAAGTTATGGACTTCAATTTTTACGAGTTCTATGAAGTCCGGCGATAAACACGATGCACACTCACATCCTGGTGCGATATATTCGGGATTAATTTACTTACAAGTACCAAAAGGATCTTCACCACTACAATTTAAGGGAACAAAAGATTCTATTTTTAATACAGTATTTGAGAAAGAAATAAAAAAAGAAAATATTTTTAATTATGAGGAAGATGGTTCGATAACAATATATCCACATGAAGGAATGTTTTTAATGTGGGACTCTTGGGCCTTACATAGAGTTCCACAAAATAATATAGATACAGATGAAGAAAGAATTACTATGGTTTTCAATGTAGGTGTAGAAAAAAAATGAAATTTAATAAAGATTATATATTTGAAGTGGAAGGACTTATTCCTACTTGGATGCAAGAATATTGGGATGAAATAATTTTAAATTGTGATAGGTGGAAATATGGATTGAGAGGATCACCAAATGATATTGAAAAATTTTTTGCAGTATGGATAAGTAGACCAGGAGAAAAACCATTTATAAATGACATTTCAAATATTGGTAGAACATTTAATGAAATGTGGCGTAGGGAGGGATTAAACTCTATTATTAAAGATGCTGTTATAGAACAAGTGCATAGAGTTCATGTAAATGGTACTATCCCATCAGATTCTTTTTTATCAGTTCATCAAGATTGGGAACCTCCAAATTTTTGGACCATGATATATTATGTTGGTGGTTATGATGGAGACACTGTTTTTTATGATGAACCAGATATTAATAAAGGGGAGATTGATTTTATAGAAAAATACAGAATACCCTTCAAACAGGGGAAAATTGTGTTTTTCCCCTCGTGCATTTGGCATAGAGCTGAATTGCCTTCTACAGGTCTTAGATCAACTTTATCGATTAATTATATTTTAAATGATTGTGATATAAACTTAAAAATTCAGGAAGAACGAGGAATTAAAAGAAATAATAAATTACCAGATGTTCCTGAGGAACTTAGAAAATTTGAAAATATTACTTTTGGTTTTGGTTCACTAAATCGACATTAAAAGCAACACTAACTCGGTCTTCATCTGTAGTATTTTTAACAGTACTATGAGCTAACCACGCTGGAAATAATATTATATCTCCATCTCTCGGTATAATTTCTATTGATTGTGGACTTCTGGGGCCTTCTGGGAAGTAACAATTTTCCAACATAATATTGGGGTTTCTAAATTGTATTCCTCCCTGATCTGCATTTACTCTGAAATAGTAAACTCCAGATATTGTATATTGGGGATGAACATGGTAATCATGGAAAACACCCTTCTCTGCGATGTTGATCCATGAATTTTTTATTTCGAATGTCGCATCATTTATAGAATTTAATATTGGAGAAGAATTTAATGCTGACCATTGTGTAAGTTTAATGTAATGATCTACAGCTTCATATATTCGTTTTTCCAAGTTTCTTAAATTATACTTTTCTATTAATTGGTCAGAAACAAAATATCCACTTTCTGGTCTATTTCTTTTTCTTTCTCCAGCATCTTTGTAGATATATGATACACATTCTAAATCATCTTCTTCTAAAATTTTGTTTAGACAATCACGAATTTCTATTTGCGTGATATCGTAATTATCAACTGTAGCTGGTTGTTTATAAACTGGAGTGGGAAATAAATTAATCAAACCATACATTGAAGTTCACCCTATAAATAATTTTAATTACACTTTATTATATAGTTTTAAATTTGAATCATGAGAACCATTTACTATGCTCCAAAAATTGAAAACTCTGGACCAAAGGGTTTTGAACACCCACTTCTAGAAGATGAAATTTTTATTCCAATAAAGCCATATCTATCATATTATAAAGAACATCACGAAAAACATGTTTATTGGGAATGCCCTGCATGGAAAAAATACTATAAAAATTCTTTTGTAATATTTTCTCAATCAAATATAGAGGTTAAGTTTTCAAAAGATGATGGAGTTGTAGATCCCGAAACTTATGTCCATATGAATATTGATGAGGGATTTGCCATAAATGATATGAATTTATTTGGTAGAAGTATGTTGGGAGAAGATCCGACTACTACAGGGGTTATACATAACCCATTAAGGCCTCCGTATCATGGATTAATTATTGGACAACTTCATCAACATTATTTTTTCTGGACAGAACCACAAGTTAAAACTTTATGGATTGAAATATTGCCGACAACTATTCCTATTCCTGGAGCCGAATTAGTTAGTGCAGAATATCCTGTTGGTAGGTGGATGAGGCCAACAATTTGCGCTTACAAATTTAATGAACCAACTATAATAAAAAGAGGAGATCCTATCGGCATTCTTAGATTTAGGAATTCTAAAAAATATGATGAAAATTTCAAACTAGAAAGAAAACAAATTCCTCAAAATGTAATGAGAAAAGCATATAACCATAGCATATTAAAGAAATTTTTACCTAAAAAATCTTGGGATTTTATTAAAGATGAACCAAAAGAATCTAAATGTCCTTTTAGTAAACTTCGTTTGTGGTAAAGTTTATAACCAATTGTAATAAATAATATTACAATAATAAATCGAATATATGGCTATTATATTGGGCGAAAGCTCAAATAGAATAAGATGTGATGGAAACATGACTATGAATGTTTCCACTAGCACTAATGTGGAAACATTCTTAAATAGTTTTGCTAGTGGAAATCCAAATCAACCTGCGTTCCAAGCTGCTGGAGCTGCCGATTCTTGGAGATATCTTGTTGCAAATACTTGGAACGAATTGGGAGTTACAGTTAATTTTAACTGGACTTGGTATCAAAGAGGTGCTAGTGGTGGTGGGATGAACTCTAACGGTAGATATTTTGCACCCAAAAGTGGATATTATTATTTTCATGCTGACATGTATCAACTTCAAGATACTAATAATACCGCAAACTATACTCATTTACTATTTGGGATTAATGGTAATGTGAGTTGGAATAATGGAAGAGTTCCCTATACAATATATGGTCATGGAAATTCTCAAGGAGTTGGAGGAGCTTACGCACATGGACCCAATATTTCCGCTATTATGTTTTTAAGTGAAGGTCAATATTGTAGTCCATATATGTATAAGGGTAACTCTGGTAATACTAGAATTTATACAGGACATAGTTTCTTTTGTGGACACCTAATTAGTTAGAATCATGCCTATTACAATCGGACCAAATAGTATTACAAGTAATGTAGATTTGGACATTAGACCAAATAATATCAGAAGTCTTTATTATTTTACTACAGGACAAAGAATTTCTGATAGGACTCCTGCGTTTACGGCTATTGGAACCGTTGACTGGAGATATAGGGACCAATTTGGTCAAGGAGCTAACCCAGAAATTAACGGAACTATAGGTTGGACTTGGAATCAACAAGGAGCCGGATCATTTGGAATGAACTCTAATGGCAGATATTTTGCTCCTGTAACTGGAAGATATTATTTTTATTTTTCCGCATATGCATATAATGATAATAATAGTACATCTAGTTATATGCATTTACATGTGACTAAAAATTCTGGTTATGGCTGGAACAATGGAAGGCAACCCCACAATATATACATGCACGCAACCCCATATAATCATGAAGATGGAATCGTAACATCATGTAATATGCAATTAAATCAGGGAGAATATTGTGTTATAAGGCCTTATTGGAATGCAAATAGTTCTAGAATTTATGGAGCACATACCATGTTTGCTGGAGCACTCATTGGTTAATAAATATAACTAATAGGAGTTTTTTTCTGCCATGGCTATCATAATTGGTTCCAATGAAATAAGATCCGATACTACAGAAATCCAATTTTTTGCAAATAATAATTATGTGCAATCAGTAAATCAGACTACTGGTAGAAGAACGGAATATCCTTCTTTTCATGCATCCTGCAATTTAGATGAATGGAGATATGCTGGTCAAATTGGATGTAACCAGTGGAGAGAAATGGGTAACTGGGGATTTTCTACTGGAGGCCGATGGACAGTAAACCAAAGAGGTGCTGGTAGTTTTGGATTTGATACAACAAATGGTAGATATTTTGTTCCTGTAACTGGATACTATCAATTCGGAATGACAATGTATTATCTTGATGATGGTAATACATATCACTATACTCATTCTAATTTTGGTGTTAATGGGGGATTAAATTATAACAATGGTCGTCACGGACATTCAATATTTAATCACCCCTCACATGGCAATTATGCTAAAGGTATAAATACAGAAAATATGATGTCCTTAACTCAAGGTCAATATGTATCTCCGCAACCATATACGAACTGCGGAAATCAAAGAATTTATATGGGACACTTCCATTTTTATGGTCAACTTTGCCCATAAGCTTATAAATATTATCAAAACTAATAATTAAAGACAATGGTAACTTTAAGTGTAGAACTAACTGATTTAGAATATGCTGCTTTAGCTCATATTGCAGTAGATCCCCATGATTGGTTCAGTGATATGGTAAAACTTCGTTGCAGAAATACCATTCATGAAGTAGCGGATTTGAAAATTAAAGAAATGATTGCAGATCCCTCTGTAGCTTCTATTCCTGCAGATAAAGAAGTAATTTTTGAAACTTTAGTAAATGATGGAGTTATCAAACCTGCCAGTCAAATGATGGAAGAGGAAGTTGAGAGAACTAAGATGTTGGTAAGTACTACTCAAGATTTAATTCCAGAAACTCCTGCACTTGATGGAACTAGACCTGTTTGATAATCAAAAAGTAAATTAAAGGATATAGTTATTCTATCTTTTATACACTTATTTACGGAGTGTATTAACTCGGAAGGAAAAAATATTATATTTCCTTCTTCAATATGTGATGTTGAGAAAACACTTCCAACATCACATATTTTATACTTGTATCCAGAGTGGTTATTAAAAAACATAGTAGTATTTGGTTCATCCAATTCCAATAAATAAATTCCAGACAAACTAGCTCCACTGTGAGCATGGAGTTCTTGGGAATATCCAGGTTTATATACATTAAACCAAATTTCTGGTATGATTATATTATCCGGTTTATTCGGGAATAAATTTTTATTTTCAAATAATTCATTCAAAGGATTTTCTATGATGGATGTAATTATTTTTTCGGTAAAAATTTTTTTTATATTTTCTTGGTGAAAATAACTAGTAATAACTTCACAGTTCCATTTATTTTCTGTTATTTTTCTTTCATTCAATGGAGAATTATAATACTTAAAGTTTTTACTTTCTTCTAAAATTTTATTTTTCAATTCTTTTTTTATTTCTTGATGATCTTTTACTTCAGTCCAAAAAATAAAAGGAGAGGGCCAAATTACTAACATAAATTAATAAGGGTATATATTAACAATTAAATTATATAGTGACAATCTAAAATTATCATTTCGGTGAATTTATGTTCAAAAAGAAAAATATTATTCAATTTTGTGCTTCAGATCAAGCAAAAGGCATTCCCAACATTTATCCGGCATACAAACAATTTCCAGAGTGGTTTTTAAAAAGTAAAAAACCTTCTTCAGAAAAATCTAAATGCCCTTTTGCTCCAATAATGAATTTCAATCCTCTTGGGAGTAGAAGTTCATTAGCTGCAGGAGAAAATCCATACACTCTGATGAAAGACAGTACTGTACATCATTGTCCAGGAATTGTTGACTATCTAAAAACGGGATACATATTACCGGCTTGGAGTGATATGTGTTTTAGGATGATTAATGGAGAAATGAAATTTGAATCGGCTTTAGAAACGCCGGAGTTAAATTATAATATTCATAGATTTAACCAATTTCAAGGAATGACTTATGATCAAAAACCAAAGATGGGAATGTTTCATAAGGTATCTAGTCCTTGGTGGATTAAAACAAGTCCAGGTGTATCCGTTTTAATTACTGATCCATATTGGAATAGAAATAAAAATTTTACATCAGTATCAGCAGTTGTTCATCCTGATATTACCCCAATTCATTTGAAGTGGTTTTTTGAATTTAATTATTCAATTCAAGAATCTCCGGAAATTTATGATCAGAAAAAACAGGTAGTATTGAAGGATACTCCTCTCATGTTAATTATTCCTTTTAGGAGGACATCTTTTGATCATGAAATTAATTTTTTATCTAAAGAAAAATTATCTGAGATACATAGAGATAATTACTACGGATCAATTTCTTGGTTTACTGATACCATTTATAATAAGTTCAGAAAGCGTTTAAACAATTTTTATAAGTAATTGGAGATTATTATGAGAATTAATAAAATTGTCATTGTTGGTGGTGGTAGTTCTGGTTGGATGACAGCTGCTGCTTTATGTAAGAATTTTCCAGATATGGATGTAACTCTTATTGAATCCAAAGATATTAAGACAATGGGAGTTGGTGAATCGACATTAGGTCAATTTAACAATTACTTGCAGTTAATTGGATTAACTGATGATAGTAGTTGGATGAAGGAATGTGATGCAACTTATAAAGTTTCCATTAAATTTACAGATTTTAGAGAAACTGATACTGTTTTCCAATATCCATTTGGAATTCATGGCGCAGACCGTATGCAAAGAGGTTTGGATGCATGGCCAATTTTAAGACAGATTGATCCAGAATATCATACATTGGATAAATTTGCTAAATTTTATAATCCCATTTCATACTTATCTGAAAAAAATAAATTAACAAAAAATGAAGATGGTGGTATTCCAAACTTTTTCTTTGAAAAGGATACTGCATATCATCTAGATGCAACAAAATTTGGAATTTATTTGAAAAATAACATTTGTTTACCTTCTGGTATGACTCATATTGTTGAAGATGTTGTTGATGTTTGTCAAAAAGAAGATGGAGAAGTTGATTATATACTTACGGAATCTGGACAAAAATTAACTGCTGATCTTTTCATTGATTGTACCGGATTTAAATCTTTATTACTAGAAGAAAAGATGGGATCAAAATTCATTTCTTTTGGTGATACATTATTAAATGATCGAGCTCTTGCTACTAAAATTCCATATTCAGATCCAAATGAAGAAATGGAAAATACCACCAATTGTACAGCAATTGAAAATGGGTGGGTTTGGAATATTCCACTGTGGAGTAGAATTGGTTCTGGATATGTTTATTCTAGTAAGTTTGTTTCTAGAGATCAAGCTGAAATTGAGTTTCGCAACCATCTGAAAAAAACAAAGAAAAATATTCCAGATGACTTAGAAATGAAAGAAATTTTTATTCGTCATGGTAAAAGAGAGAAAGCCTGGGTAAAAAATGTTTTGGGAATAGGACTTTCATATGGTTTTATTGAACCTTTGGAATCTACTGGATTATTAACCACACATGATAATATTTTCAGATTGGTTAAAACTTTAACTAGAAGGAATAGATTTGTTTCGGGTATTGATAAATCTATTTTTAATACATATCTTGATTATACTATGGATGGCGTAAGATCATTTATTGAAACTCATTATGGACTATCAATGAGAGGAGATACTGATTATTGGAAACATGTAACTTCCATTGAATATCATAATGAGTATGATGTCCAACAACTTGAAATTAATATTTTTAGACAATCAAACTTTAATGGATTGATTGGTGGTATGCCTTATATTGCTGCTGGTATGGGATACTTACCAACATATAAAGTGGGCAGAGGTTTGCCGGGATCAGGAGAACTTCCTTATGAAGAAATTGAACAATTTAAAAATATCAATAGAGAGTTTAAAATGTTTCATGATACTATGGTTTCTTATGTTAATGGATTACCTACACATTATCAATTCTTAAAAGAAACAATTTATCAAGATTGATATGAAAAATGATTACTTAATCGTAAAATTTTTGGATGAGGAAGATCTAAAAAATGTTCAAAAATTTTTAGATCTTTCTGTTGATACTGATTGGGATACGGGATTAAAAACATACTATGGAGATCCAACTACAAAAAACAATCAAGAACTGGTAAATTATTACATAAAAGAAAAAATTTCAAAGCCGATTTATGAATCAATTGACACCAATAAAAAATTTGTAAATTTTTGCTTTCCTAAAAAAATAGAAGATACTTTAGTTACCAGAACTAAAGAAGGTGGGTATTATAATACTCATGTGGATATAGGATTTAATGGTCATTTTAGTGTAACTGTGTTTCTTTCGGATCCATCCACTTACGAAGGTGGAGAACTTTGTTTTTTCATGAATGATGAAGAAGTTAAGATAAAATTAGAACCTGGATTTGGTATTGTTTATCCAACTGGTATACCACATAGAGTCAACAAAGTAACCAAGGGTCACAGAGATGTTTGTGTATTTTGGGTAAAATCTCTTATTAAAGATCCATTCATAAGAGAAATATGTTATGAGTTGAATGAATTAAATCTTGATGAGGAAACTTCAAATACTGTAAAAACAGATGAAGATTTTAAAAAGGTTATAAGTCAAGCAGGATTCAAAGTTAATGATATATTTCATAGGTTAATACGAAGATACGCGGACATCTAAATTATAAATACCTCTAGGAAACTAGGGGTATTTTTTATGGCGCAACCATCTAGTAGAGCGGAGTTGAAAGATTACTGCCTCAAACAATTAGGAAAGCCCGTTTTAGAAATAAATGTAGATGACGATCAGATCGATAATTTAATTGATGATGCAATTCAATATTATCATGAACGCCATTTTGATGGTATTGATCGTGTATTTTTAAAACACAAACTTACCCCTGCAACTAAAACAACATTAGCTCAACCAGGGCCAGTAGGTTCTGCATCTACTTCAGGTAGCGTCGTTGGAGCTGGATTGACTTCACTTACTTATGTTGAAGGAGTCAATTACTTGCCTCTTCCAGATAGTATTATTGGTGTAAATAATATTCTTAAGATCAATTCCAGTACAATTTCAGACGGTCTTTTTAATATTAAATATCAGTTATTCTTAAATGATGTTTACTATTATGGTGCATTAGATCTTCTTAATTATGCAATGGTCAAAAGGTATCTTGAAGATTTGGATTTTCTTTTGAATCCTCATGCACAAATCAGATTCAATAAGAAGAATCATAAATTATATCTTGACATTGATTGGTCTCAAGTTGGCGAGAATGAATATGTTATTATTGATTGTTATAGAGTTCTAGATCCATCAGATGCACCAAAACTCTACAACGATTGGTGGTTAAAAAAATACCTCACTGCTCTCATCAAAAAACAGTGGGGACAGAACATGATTAAATTCAATGGAGTCTTACTTCCAGGTGGAGTTCAGTTGAATGGAAGACAGATCTATGATGATGGAGTTGCCGAAGTAGAAAAATTGGAACAACAACTTAAGGATGAATACGAATTACCACCACTTGATCTCATAGGTTGATATGTCACCACTCAATTCTTATTTTCTTCAAGGATCTCCGAGTGAGCAAAGGCTTATTCAAGATCTAATTAACGAACAACTTAAAATGTATGGACAAGATGTTCTATACATGCCTAGAAGAATCATTGGAGAAAATACAGTTATTAAAGAAGTAACCGCATCCAAATTTGATGATAGTTTTCGTATTGAAGCCTATCTAATGAATTTTGAGGGATTTAGTGGTAATGGAGATTTACTAAGTAAATTTGGTGTCAGAAGTAATGATGAAATTAATCTTGTCATCTCAAAAGAAAGATACGATGATTTTATCTCACCATTATTAAAATTATGGCCAGAAAATGAAAGAAAAGTTGCATATAGACCTCAAGAAGGGGATCTAATTTGGTTCCCACTTGATGAATCTTTATTTGAAATTAAGTATGTTGAGGGTAAGAAACCTTTCTATCAACTCAATAATCTTTATGTTTATGAATTAAGATGCGAAAGGTTTGAATACGAAGATGAGATTATTGATGTTCCTGAAGTTGATCCTACCGGCATCGAAGTTAATGAGTCCATTAAGGATCTTGGAAATGTTTACACCATTCAAATGGTTGGAACGGGGGCCACTTCAGCCGTAGCAACTGTTGGATTTGCAACGACTGATCCTAATTCCAAGTCAGTCCAGTATATTGATCTCATTAATGATGGATTTGGATATTCTTTCCCACCTACAGTTTCTATATCTACTGCACCGTCAGGTGGATTGACTGCAACCGCTGTTGCAATCATGACAAGTAGATCTACAAATCAAAAACTTGCAATTGATAGAATTCTCATCACAAATCCTGGATTCGGATATACTGAACCTCCAGTGGTAACTATTTCTGGTGGTGGTGGAAGTGGTGGAATTGCTACTGCGGTTATTAACACAAGAGTTCTTGGAGTCATTGGAATTTCTTCCGGTGGTGTTGGATACACTACAACTCCTCAAGTTGCAATCCAAAGAACCTTTATTCCAACAAGTACAGGTATCTCCTCTAATATTAGAAATGCACAAGCTGAGGCAATTCTTAATTCTAATGGCGTAGTGGTTGCAATCCGTTATTCTAACGCTGGTGCTGGATATACATTTACTCCAACAATATCCTTCACAGATCCTACCGCAACTACATTCGGAGATTATGATTATAATGAAGTTGTTACTGGTTCTAGAACTGGTACAACTGGATATGTTAAGAGTTGGGATTATGTCAATAGAGTTCTTAAACTTTCTGTTGTTGATGGAACTTTTGCAAGAGGAGAAGCTATAGTTGGTGCAGGTGCAAGTTATAAGGTCTCAAGTGTTCAAACAAATGAATTCTTAGATCTATATGCAGAAAATCTCGAAATCGAATTAGCTGCTGATGAAATTGTTGATTTCAGTCAAAAGAATCCTTTTGGCGAATACTAAATAATTATTACTCTAGGTAACTTGTTATGATCTCAAATTATTTTTATCATGAAATATTGAGAAAGACCATAGTGGCTTTCGGTACACTTTTTAATAATATTCAAATCAAACATAAAGATAATGCAGGGGATGATTTTAGTATCCTAACTGTACCTATTGCTTATGGTCCAGTTCAAAAATTCTTAGCAAGAATCGAACAAGTTCCTGATTTAAAAAAGAGAGTTGCAATTACTCTTCCCAGAATGTCTTTTGAAATGACTGGAATTTCTTATGATTCTAGTAGAAAGTCTTCCACTATGCAAACTTTTAAAGCATTAGATCAGGCAAATAATGAACTAACAAAAGTTTTTATGCCAGTTCCATATAATGTAAATTTTAGACTTTCAATAATGTCTAAACTTAATGAAGATGCTTTACAAGTCGTAGAACAAATATTACCCTATTTTCAACCGCACTTTAATTTAACTGTAGATTTGGTATCAAGTATTGGAGAAAAAAGAGATATTCCAATGGTTCTTGAAAGAATTGCAATGGACGATCAATATGAAGGAGATTTCACTACAAGGAGAGTTTTAGTTTATACATTAGATTTTGTCGCTAAGACTTATCTGTTTGGTCCAATTGGAACACCAAATGATGCATTGATCAAACAAGTTCAAGTTGATTATTATACGAATACAAACAAAGTCAATGCATCTAGACAGTTGAGGTATGTAGTAGAACCTAGAGCATTACAAGATTATAATAATGATGAAATTACTCAAATCTCTGAAGATATCAATGAATATGTAACTGAATTTACAGTTGTTGATGGATCAGTTTTACTCGAAAAAACATATATTATGGTTGATTCAGAATCTATGTTTATTCGTAAAATTACAGGAAATACTTTAACTGTGACCAGAGGTCAAGATAATACTCCTATTACAACACATACATCAGGAACTGCGCTCAATGTAATTAACGATGCAGATGATGAATTGATCGGTCTTGATGATGATTTTGGATTTAGTGAATCTAGATATGATTATGGTGACGGTAAAGTTTATAGTACTACTAAAGGAATTGATATATGAGTTTTGAAGACATTGACAAGGCTTTAGATATTGAGACAACTCCAATTCAATCGGAGATTGTCAAATCAGAACCCACCATAATTAAACCTACAGAATCTTCAGATCAACTTCAAAAAGATTATGAGTATTCTAGAGGTCAACTCTATTCTATCATAGAAAAAGGTCAAGAAGCAATTAATGGTATTCTAGAACTCGCACAAGAATCCGATTCTCCAAGAGCCTATGAGGTTGCTGGACAACTCATTAAAAATGTTGGAGATGTTACTGATAAACTCCTTGATCTTCAGAAGAAGATGAAAGATATTAATCAAGAACAAAAAGGATCTGTGCCAACAAATGTTACCAACAATGCAGTGTTCTTGGGATCTACAGCAGAACTCCAAAAGTTCTTGAAGAGTTCCATGAATCCAGATACATCTAAATAAACATAGGAAACTTATAAAAAATAATGGATAAACTCACCTTCAAAGAGTGGTCTACTCTTGCAGACCTACAAACAATTGCACCTCTCGGAGAGGATTTTGAGTTTTCCATGGCTCGTGGAGAACTTAAAACTGCACAGGCTGCAATCACCAGATTGATGACTAAACTTAAAGGTGAAGGTGATTTAGAAGCATGGGTGCAATCAAAAATTACTAAAGCCGCTGAGTATCTTGATACCGTAGCTGACCACCTTTCTCATGGTGAAGATGATACAGTTAGAACCAAGGAAGTTAAAGAAGGATTCAAAGGTCATAAATCAGTAGAAGAAATCGCAAAAAAGCATAAAGTATCTCCATCAATCATCCAAAAACAACTTGAGATGGGGATGAAGGTTGAGCATGAACATACTACAGATAATGATGAAGCAATGGATATTGCATTGCAACATTTAGATGAAATTCCAAATTACTACTCCAAACTTAAAAAGATGGAGAAAGTAAAAGAAGAATGGACAGAACTTCATGATGCAAATGGTGAAACTTTCGCACATGTTGTTGATATTATTAAGGGTAGTGATTATAAGTTCAAGAGTTTTACTCAACCAATTAATGAAGATGCGATTGAAGAACTTGAAAGTGGACTTAAAAAACTAGACGATACTTCGTATGATTCTATTGACAAACTAATGCGTAATATTATGAAAGAACATGATATGACTGCAAAAGAACTTCATAATGCATTTGTCAAAAAACATGATAAAACTCCAGATGAATGGATTAAAGGTTTGAATGAAAAATGTTGGGATGGATATAAAAGAAAAAAAGGAACTAAAAAATTTGCTCCAGGATCTTGTGTAAAGGAGGATTTTATTGATGAAAACAAGAGTGGTGATAGTTCTTTGCGTGACTGGTTTACTAAGAGTCGCGCTTCTGATGGCACCCCTGGTTGGGTTCAACTGGGTGGTAAATACGCAGGAAAACCCTGTGCAAAACAACCAGGACAAACAACAAAACCAAAGTGCGGTTCAAGTAAAATGAAAGCAGATCTCTCCGATAAGGAAGAGGAGAGTGCATTCCGTCGTAAGAACCAAGAAGATCCAAATCCTGATAGAAAGGGTAAGGCTAAGATGGTTGCGACTGAAGGTAGGGTTGCTTGGGATGATAAG